AATATTCTGGAAAATACATTATATCCAGAATAATTTACACCGATATTTAAACCAAGATTATCGTTTCTTTCAGTTACGCCATTAATCAATCGTTTAATCTCTGGAGAAAGTCTTTCCAAATAAGATACCAATTGAATGTTTTCCATCCAAGTTTCTCTCAAATCAGAATCCTCATCGTATTCCAATTCTTCACTATGATGTTCAACTACTTGAACAGATCCTAACTTTAACTTATAACCTCTTTTACCAATTCCTTTAACAATTTCGGAATACAGATTACCAAATCGTTTGGTTCCTTTAAGCGTAAAGGATACTGTTTGCTCATCATCTTCTACGGTAAAACTTTCAATATCAGGACGCAACATTCTAACAGCGTTCAGCATCTCTTCTTTAGATCCTTTATTATGATGCGATATAATAATAGCTGCTGTAATAACGGAATCTCCTTCTAATCTTGTAAATATATTACGATCTATATTAGAAGAAATTGCTTTCCGCAATTCGTTCTTGTTAGCAAAGTTCAGGAAATAATCACCTGCAATACTTAGGAAAATATTAGCATATTCTCTTTTACTAACTCCATCAATGATACGCATGTATTTGCGATCCAAGCTATTGCGTAAAGGTGTTCTTTCTTTAAATGATCCTTTAGCTGCTCTATCAAATACCTGACGAATAGATGGACGCAGTCCTAATATATCTCTAATAAAATTACCAATGTATCTGAAGAAACGTTTAATCAAGTATCCTAACGAAGTATCGTTAGTCATCATATACTCTCTAAATGCTTCTGCTAAGTATTCTGACTTATTAGATACTTTTGGTAATTGCGCATATAAATCATTCTTCTCTTTATCAGTTAATAAGTAATCTTCAATAATGTGCCAAGCTTCGTGATACTGCGCTCCTTCAATAGCTGTATCTGATAATGTTACAGATGCGTTCTCTACATATCCCCAAACTTCAGCACCATGTTCATCTAATAAGCGTTCCATAAAACGAATAGATATTCCTGAAGGAAGTATCTGTCGTAAATCATTAACGGCTTTAACTTTAGAAATACGTTTAAATTTAGCATCCTTAACAGGTTGCATAAATTTTCTCTTCGTATCGAATTTAAATGAACCTTTATTTGTAACTATAGGTTTTTCAACAGTCCTCGCTTCATTTACAGGTTTTTGCATTTGTTCAAGAGATAGTGTTCTCCAGTTAGGAAGAAACCTATCTAATTCTGACACAGAAAATCCTGATCTGTCTTCTATAGTTTGATCATTATCCGCTTTTCCTCCTTTTAACCCAAGTTCTTTAAGATGCGCTTTATCAAAAGCTTGTCTTGGAAAATTAGGATTATCATCATATTTAAGTGTATATGCATCAAAAGCTTTTCTAGCAACTTCTCTAGGAATAAAAAATCTTCTATGACCACCTGCAAGTTCAGTAAATTCAGAGGACCCTCCGTAATCTACCATAGCAGGATAGTCAGCTTCTTCTGTCTTTACTCTTGACCAATAACCAGATTCAGATTTAGGTTTCGCAATAACTCTCGCTTCTTCAACAGTATAATTAGTATGATAAGCACTAACGATAAACTTAGGATTCGCATAAGGATAATTACGAATATTAGTTACAATATCACCAGAATTAAATAGATTTTGTACATAAGACTTATCTCCTATCTTAGTATAGTCTACCTGAATAGGTTTTTCCAATAACTTATAATAATCAATGTATTTAGCAGGATCAAACGTATTATCTGTTTGAAATCTCAAATGAGTATCTGGACTAATATAAGGACCATAGTTTCCATCAGATAATTTAAACTTAACAATGGATCTAAGCTCATCATTTAATTTTTGATACTCTTTAGTAGGATCATAAGTATCTTCAGTTAAACGATTTAGTATTTCTTTAACTCGTTCAAACTTAGAAGATTCTCCTAATTTCTTAGCAAAAGCACCAAACCATCTATAATCACCAGTAGGTCCACGTTTAGCAAAAAATAATTGACCAGGTTTAGCAGCTTTAAATTCAGAAGGATCATTTTCAAATGCCATATCACCAGTATTACTTACAAATACTGATCCGCCAAGCATTACACCTAAATAGGCATCTTCATCACTATTGAGTGTATGATCTATTGATATTTTATCTGGATAAGTATGCAAAAGACCCTTATCGTATTTGTATATTTTTGCAGTATTACTTGCTTCAGCAAATTTACCAAGTTCAGTATTCTGTAATTTAGACCATAACTCTTTGCGTAAAGATTCAAGTGCCGCATAATCTTGATTCATTTTAATCAAGACTTCTCCAGAATAATTTCCGCTATCAATTGTTTTGCGCATTGTACTCAATGCAGCTAAATCACCTACCGGATAATCAATACCATTCTTATTTACAAATACGGTAAGCTGAAAGTTATCTTCATTTACAGGTAGTGTATCTGACCATTTGGTACGATCATTCTTTATTGCTTTAAACTTAACTACTAAATCTTCCAAGTTCTTACCAGGATACCTCATAAATTGACGTATCTCTAATTCGGATGGAACTCCCTGTACTCCCCGATGTAAGAAAGTTACCTCATATCTATTTGTTCTATTAGGATCATAATCTGAACGCTTGGTATCAAATTCTCCCTCACGTAAGACAACATTATCTATGGTTCTTTTTAATACCTTTGGATATTTTCTTTTACGTGCTGCTGCTTCTGGAGTAGATATTTCCTGATATTCATTTCCTTTAACAAAGAATGTACCAGGTAAATCTTCAGGCTCATATTCTTCATCAATGGTATTGCTTTCAGTCTGTATTTCAATATCTTGAATAACAGGTGTTGTATCAGGTACATCTTCCGATTCAAATCCAAAATCATCATCAGTAACCATATTCTCTAAATCAATAGTATCCACTACTTCAAATGCAGGTGGAATATCCTGTTTTGATTTATCGAATTTAGATTGAATATCTTCTATTAATCTATTCTTTGTTTTAGCTTCAAATTGATCTGCAAGAATTGCATTTATGAGTGGATCGGTTTCATTAAGTGCAGCAGTAAATTCTTCTACTGTTTCAAAAGGAGTTGTATCAGCAACATCGATTCGTTTCTTAGATTCTTTATATTTATCGAATAATTGCCCTTTTAATTTATTTGTTAGCTTAGGATCTAATTGACTTTTAGCTAATATGTCTTGATATCCGGTATAATCACCATTATTAATAAATGTATCTATCTCATTAGATATATTATCAAAAGCTATTTTCCTATCCTTTTTGGATTGAATACCGGCAGCTATAGATTCTGCTTTAGCTGTAAGATAATTATTAGCTATAGCTTTTATTTCCGTTACTCTTGGATGATTCTGTAATGCAGCTTTATTAGCAGTAGGAGTTTCTAATGCTGGATTTTCAGCAATCATCTGCTTTACTGTCTCTTCTCCGTAAGTTTGTTCTAAAGCTTTGCGAATACCATTGAATTCTTCAGAATATATAGATTGAGGATCAAATGGAATTTTACCATCAATTAATACTTTATTAAAATTATCATTAATCTCATCTGCTTTACGATATTGCAATACCTGGTTAATCCTACTATCCAACTGTTCTTCTGAAAGAACAGGTTCACTTGCTACTGAATCTAAATCATTAAAGAAATCAGCAGGTGGATCAACATTATTTTCTTTAGCGAGATTACCGACAGTCTGTTTAACATCATCGATATCCCCATTAATAGCAGCATCTTTAATGAGATTAGCTTTAGCTTTAGTAGGATCTTTTCTTGTTTCCAAGTAATCAGCAAAACGCTTAATCGCTTTACCACCTCCTTGAAATACAGCAGCACCAAATGCTCCCCAAAATGCAGATGTTTGTGCTTCAGGATCTTTAAAGTAGTCAGCTAATCTAACTTCAAATGGAGATGATTTCTTTTCTTTATCGGTAAGAAGAGATTCCTTATTAAATACAAATTGAGCAAATTCTTCTACTGATTCACTTGCTAATTGGCCACCTAATCCAATGTTAGGTAAACCGGGAAGCTTAATACCTAATACAGAAGCATATTGACCTAAATCAGTAAGCATGGCTAACCAGTTTAACTTGTAGTTATTGGCTGCCATTTCAGATGCTTCTTCAGGAGTTCTTCCTTCAGATATAGCTTGCTCATATGTACCCGTCGCTTCCATCATACTTTCAATATGACGAGCAGGTATCGTAGCAGATAGTAATTCAGCAGTAGCTCCTATTTCAGGAATAGCGTTTAATATCTTACCGATATTCCGATTAGCTCTTAACATCTTACCTGCTATACCAAATCCTTTAGATACAGCGAGTGCAGGTATAAATATAGATAAGGAAGATGCTACGGAAGGAATGTTATTAGCCCACCATTCTGCATCAAATGGACGGAAACCTTCTTGATTTTCTGCATGAGAATATACAGGTAAAGCTTCGTTATCTGCATTTGCAATACTTTCTCCTAATCTTACAAGGAAATTAGGAGTTTCTATTTGATCCGGTGTCATACCCAAATAACCTACACCAGATACAGCTTCACCTATTAATTGCAAGGGAATACTTGCAACAGAATTAGCTACGGCTTTAAAATTAGATTGTATATCTGCTCTACGTTCATTAATATCCTGACCAGGTAAAGAACCAATGTCAATTGACTTTAGAGGTTCAGTACCAAATTCTACAAGATCAGGAGTGTATACAGGTCTATCGCCTGTCACTAATGGAGCAGATTGTAGAGTGGTTAAATCTACAACGATAGGCTTTCTAATCTTAGCCATAGTATGTCAAAGTTAAAGTTTATATAATTAATCCTCTATAGGATCAATGTTAAGTATACCGTCATTAATCGTTCCTGACCACTTCTCTTTAGTAGCAGAACGTTCTATAATAAACCTTCCATTTTTCATATCGTATGTAGAAGTATACGATCCTCTTGGAAGTTTCAATTCATTTTGCGAAGGTACATCAAATTTAGTTCTGTAACCAAATGTATTATATGCACCTGCATATTGAGATCTGGTAATATTATTTGCAATAGATTCTTTAGTTCCAGCTATATCTTTAGAAGGAAGCATGTAAATTTCTTTATCTCCTACCTGCCAAATGCTTGTTCCAAACGGTAATGTAGAAGTCAATGGATCGTTTACAGCACCTTTAAATGTCAGTTTAGCTCCATCACCCATTTTCTGTACCAATCTTGTACCATCAACCAATCCTAATTCGGGATGTATAAACATTCGATTTGCTACAAGACCTGTATTCTGCAAATTTCCTTTACTATCAACACCATCTCTTGCAAAAACATTATCGTATTTAGCAATAACTTTTGGATTCATTTCCGCTGTAAATCCAGTAGCTTTCATATCAAAAGCAGAATTGACAGTTTCTTTTACCAAATCAGCTTTCTGCTTTTCACTTAAATCTTTCCATTTTCCTTTACCAGCAGATTCGTAAATGTATTTAGCGTTATCAGAAATATGTTTGATTTTAGGATCACCTACAGATACTGCATCTTTACCAAATAAACTGTCAAAGAAATTCAATGTGGATTTTGCTAGACCTATTGTCAATGATCCACCCACTGTTCCAGGAGCACGAGGTACTGATTGCAATGCACTAAATAACTTCTCTCTATCAGCAATGGATTGATTACCCATACGCAATCTGCCTTTTGAATCTACAGTTGCACCAAAATCCCTTTTGGCAGCTTCTACAGTAGGATCTTTATAGTTTTGCGTTTGTTCATTATAAGGATTAGACCGTTCATCTAAGCTTTTCTTAAATAGTTCAAGTGCCATTTCATTATTATCCTTAACACGATCATGGCTAACATCATAATGTTCAGCAGCTTGAGCAAATCCTGTAAGTTGTGCAGCTAACGGTGTATTAGCAAGTATCCTTTGTCCTTGAGCATTCTTTTTATATCCTATAGGATTACCTTGTTTGTCGTATTCATATTCCCACAATTGAGTAGGATCTCTATCTGGCAAATTAGGATTATAATGACGTTCAGCATTATACATTTGGCGTAGAGAGCCTTTATATTCTTCAGGCATTGTTCTTTCCAAAATACTGAGTGCCCTATCAAATGTAGTACCTGAGATCTTTTTAAAATCGTGTAATGTAGTAATACCATCTAACATTTTACGATCATAACCTTCTTCGATAAATGTAGATTTAATATTATCTAACGTTTGATTAAAAAACTCATTCATTTCTTTTTGAGGTACATCTCTAACAAATGTACCGTAATTCAATCCGCCATACTGTCCGCTTTCAGTAATGAAAGGATTCAATCCTATTTTTTCAGCAGCATACTTAGCTAAAAGAGGATTCTCTTTAAAATCATCCTTTTGATACTGTTCTATTTTCTTATATCCTTCTTCAGCTTCTTTCTCAAATTGATTAAATACGCCACCAGGTTGTTTAGCATTATAAATAAATTGATTAATCTCTTTTAAAGACCGTATGCCTTGACCTGTATTACCAGACATCAATGCATCGATTGCTTCTTGTTTTTTAGAATATATTGGATCAATATAATGCTTTTGTACATCTGTTTCTCTTCCAGGAAAATACTTAGGTTTAGGAATGTTGTTTGTAATATCGTACATTCCCTGATATTGAGAAGCTATTGCCGCTAATCCAGAAATATCCGGTATTGTTTCTACCGGATGACTTTGATACATTGTGGGATCTAAAACAGGAAGATTCCTTCTATATCTATTTATTGCTGAAGCCATTGATATATTATTTCAATTTAGGTATAAGTCCGCCATTGCGTTTTACAAAGGTAATTGCTTTCATAATCCCTTCCAAATTATCTTCACTTAAAGCTTTATCTAAAGCTTGTTTATCTAATTGAAAGTTCGGATTAATCGCATTTGCTGTAGCTAATTTAACCATAAAATCTTGTTTCTGTTTTTGATTCAGATTAGCTAATTCACTTTTAAGATAATCTTGCTTCTGAAATTCAGTTCCAAGGTTATTTAAATTGGTATAGAAATTAGCTACCATATCTTGTTTCATAGCTACATTAGCTGAATCTGCATTCTGTTTACGAATGCGTTCAGTTTGAGTTAATTGACTTAACTGATCTTGTCTTCCTGCTTTAGTTAAAGCCAATTGATCATTGTATTGTTTTTGAGACAGTTGAGATTCCGCTAACTGTTTACCACTTTGTCCCAATATTGAATTAGCTCTGGACATATATTGACCAAAAGAACCTGATGCGGATTTGGCCATATCTAAAGCTTTATTTGCTTGCATATTAATTTCCTGACGTATAGGTTCCATTGACATTCCCGTACCTTGAACCAATCTATTTCCTTTACCGAAATCAGGTAACTGTAATTTTTCTCTTTCAGGTTTACGGAGAGCATCCATCAAATTCATTCCATAAGCACCTGCTTTCATTAATCCACCGATAGTAGATTGACTTAACGGATTTGATCTTCCAGCAGTTACATCTATTGAACCAGGATTTGTAGTAGTTACTCCATCCTTATTGAGCATTGGAGTTACATTAATTTCCGATAATTTACCATCCTTATTGAGCATTGGAGTTACATCAGTTCCTGCTAATTTACCATCCTTGTTAAACGGAAGATTGGTCCCACTAAATAATCCATTACTATTAGGTGTTAAAGATTGATTTGATGTGGGGAGAATTGATATATTAGGCATACCATTACTAAACGGCATTAAATTAGGATTATATTTGCTCATTGGATTTCCTAATGATGTTAATGGCCCACCTAAAGCGTATATTCCATTGCTCTGCTCATTATTTCTAACAGCTTCATTTAATCCTTGAAGTTTAGCATATTCTTTCTTACGTGCATTTACTGCCATACGATCTGTTCCCTTATATTTGTTATTTATTCTCTTAGCATCTTTAGAGAACGTATTACCACTAGAAGGATTAACAAGATGATCACTAAAAACATATACTCCAGATTTAGTTTTTAAACCAGATTCTCCACCTTCTACTTCAGCTACAGGATTAACATCATCTTTCTTACCATTCTGATTTACAAGTATACCACCCTTTTCATGTTTAGGTCCACTATACTGAATAAGATAGCCACCATCGTTATATAGTTTAAACGGATTCTTACCTTTAGTAAGCATATTACCTAATTGTGGTAATAACATTCCACCAATACCAGGTAAGATTGCATTACCTATACCTGATAGAATACCTTCACCGATTCCATTAAGCATTCCACCATCTGCATGTTTCCACTTGCTAGCATTCTTAGCAAAATTAGCCTTCTTAATCATAGAAGGTGTATAACTATCTTTATCGGCTAAAACCTTAGAAGCAAAAGATTGGACACCTAAACCACGTTGTTTAGCAGCTTTGGTAAATGTTCCTTTCTTAGATTCTTTTATATGGATCTTACTTTTCATATCTTACAGTTTACTTTGATTCAATTTGCTTTGAGCAACATTAAGTAAAACCCTTCCATTAAAAGGAAGATTACTAAATAATCGTATCTTAAAATACTTATCTTTTATCGGTATCTGTTGCCATTGATTTTGAGTATAGTTGATATTATATGGAACCTTATCTATATAATAATCACTCTGTATATTATTCCAATCTGCTGACATTACAGGAACTCCTGTACTCAAATCTCTAATAGCTGAAATCCGATAATTTCTTTCAGTATGTGTACAAACCTTTTGTGTATTAGACCATCCGATATGATACAATGGTTTAGGAATTATAGCTTGTTTTCCTGTAGATTGATTTGCTGTATAGATAACAAAATTATCAAAAGTGGGAAAGTCTTTTTCTAACCATTGTTTGTTATTTTCATCATATTGTAAAGTCTGTGCGTAATATTCTATACAATCCAGATCAGATGTCACTGGACTAAATACTACATATTCTATGACAAAGTCTTTCTTTGTTCCATAATATGTTTGATAATCTCCTGTATGTGCATATATAGAATCTCCATTTGCAGAATATAATGCATCAAAATTACAGAACATGTAATCCGGAAAATAAGAGTGGAAACTAACCCACATATCATTCTTAAATGAAAAGCTCATTGTCCATGAACTATTCACCCCATCAACTAAATCTGATTTATGTACAATTAATCGTTTAAATCTAGGATCATATCCACAGGTAACATAACCTGATGCACTTACAGGTAAGTTTTCTTTAAACCATTGCTGACATCCATAATTATCACCAGTTAATTCCTTATACTCATCTCCAAATAAGAATATCTGTCCTGCTTGAGTATCTACTGTAACAAAACCATAATCTGTTTCCACATTATCTAAATAGAACTGTCCACCACCAAAACCATAACTTACTTTATTTATTTCAGCAGGAGGTATAGATAGGAAATCTCCAGTACCTAAATATAGACTGGATGCATCCGTATTAATTTCTTGAGGATTGGGTGTTAATGCGTATATCGATCTTGTACTCCTTACAATCAATCTATTCTTTGAATAACTTGCTGCTGTAATAGGAGATGTTCCTACCGTAGTATAGTTTTCAGATAAGTATATTCTAAACGCATCATTCGATTCATCTGAGAAAGAAGTATTAGACCATATGATTCGATTAGGAAATTCTTCCGCACAATCAGAACAATAACTGTAATTCAGAGGAATGGGTAAAAAGTACTTACCGAAATACAATCTGTTAAAATCTGTATTATAAGCATAATACTCATATATACGTTCTCTGGTTTTTTCAGTAGCTTTATTATCAATATCAATATCTGCAATCTTACGAATGAAATAGGTAGGCAAGTCTCCATCAACGTACACCTCGTTATCATCTGTTCCTACCACTCGTAGATCAAATGGAATTTCACTTTCAATGTGCAGTTTTAATCGTTGACAAGTAAATGTCAAATCAGGATTAGAACCTACAGCTTCTATACCCTTTAGCCACATGTTATTTACATAGAAAGGAGTAACATAAATGTCCCCATCGAATATAGTTGCTGTATCTGTATATATCTGACTAGTTAACGGTTTATATAGTAATCCGAATAAATTCTGATAAGGCTGTATAGTTGCTTTCTTTAGAATGTATGTTATTCCATAACTTGATGAAGTTGGAAATACATCTTCCAAGCGAACAATATTAAATAGATTCAACCATGATGCATTTATCGCTGCTGGATCTATAGATGTTTCCAGATAACCAAGAGATACTTGATCTGTTATTGCAGCATAAGTCGGTGTATTAAAGGAAGCTGTTTTTGAAAACTCATACACCGTTGCTTCCGTATTCAAATCGATAAACGGACCTGCTTGAGATTCATCAGATAAATCAAATACTATTTCTGAAAAAGTAGTTAATGTAACAGATTCTGTAGAAAGCACAGATAGGTATTCCGCATTATCACTATCTCCCTTTAATGTTTTAGGAGTTATGATTCCAATTTGATTCTTTACTCCTGTTCCTACTAATAGATCGTAATAAGAATATCTTCCATCAACTACGGCTGTATTCTGAAAAGCAATACCCCCATCTACAACTGTCTTTTGAGTTCTAGGACTAAAAAGTATTTTATAACCTATACAGTCATCTGGTAAAGCAACATTACTAACCTCAATACCTAACTTCGATGTTGGAGTCACTAACGTCTTAGATGGGAACCTGTGGTATCTTACATTTTTACCAATTAATGATCCAAATACGTAATTGTCATCACATGTTTCTGTTAAAGGATAAGTTTCATTGCTTTGATAATAACCCATTTTACCAGTAACATCAGCAGTGGAATATACTTTCCATTTAGGAACAATATCTCCGTTAACATATCCAAATGCTTTTACTTCACTCTGATTTATATCTGTTCCTACAACTAATCCTATCTCATCATTAGCATCAATTGCTCTACCTGGAATATGAAATGCAGGCGAATGTGTGCCATCTGCATGTACGTATTGAATAGCAAACGCATATATTTCATCCGATTGAAAAGAGGCTTCCGATTTATTTTGATCAGTTATTTCTTTAGATGTCCATTTAATTCGAACAGAGTTACTATATCTCTGATATTTGGAATAATCTTTAAAAGCTGCTTTTACATTCTTTCTTACAAGCCGCTTATCAATAATCTTTATCACTTTAGAAGTATCGTAGATTACTTGATCCACATATACACTTTCCTGATCTATACGGCTTCCAGTTATTTCATTTACAGTATATCTAACTGTTTCACTAGCAGGTATTAATGCATCTAATTCTGTAGCCTGTACTGCTCCACTTATAGTACTGTAAAGAGCAATTAGTTTAATATACGGATACGAAGTATCTATTCCAGTTATTTCGACATTGATACTTTTGTTTACATAATCTACACCTCCTTCTTCAAGTGTGGATATTTCCAAATTGAATGCCCCATTCTTATCGTAAATAAGAATTTGATCAGATACTTGAGAAGTGGCAATTACATTTAATTGTTCGTCCAGCAATCTTGCCACAAATGAATAACTGCCAACCTTTAATTTACCACCACTTCTATTAACTGATACAGAGGAAATGAGAGGAGATTGAATAGTGGATTGTAATTTAAATTCATTTATATTCCACGATCCATCATTGTTGGTATATTGCTCCAGTTTATCTAAATTGATACTACGATCATCGTTTAAGCCATCAATAAAATAAACTACTCTGTCACATCCATTCAGTAATCGATATTCTCCACGAATACGATATTGAGGATCATTAGAAAAGTTTAAAAGGGGATCATCAACTAAAGTAGTATATACTTTGTTTTCAAGAACTCCTATGTAAGAGGATGTATCACTAACAGAAAAGATCAATGTCTGATCCCTTTCCATATTAATAGCTCCGATATGTTTTCCCGGTAATTGAGTTATAAAATCCGTACCATGTTCAGTACCATAAATATATGAATTACCTGTACGGTCGTCAACAGATGCATTTAATGCAAATGTTACGCTATTGGGATCAACATTAGATACGTTTCTATCTAAAACTAATCCTTTGGTTGGAACGGATACTTTATTATCAATTGCCATATCTATGTGAATACTCTCTATGAATTAACGTTGGAAGTCTAATAATACGCTGCCTTCCATAAATCAATTCATTGTGTTCAGTAATATTGATATTTGCTAATATATTCTTAGTCTTAGTAGCTTCAAATAAAGCTGCTCTTTCAGACTTAATTAAATTATACATTTGTGCAGCACCTTGTTCTCCCATTTGCGCTCTTTCCCACCAATGTTGTTCTTCTACAAACTTTGCTAAGTATTGCCATAATACTTCTGGAGTATCTGGTAATAAATAATTACCTTCATCATCTTTAAGTGACGTATAATATTCAATAGCAATAATTCCAGATTCAAAAGAGAATGATGCTGTATTTCCATTTAATGTATAGGATGCATTACATACATCATCTTCACATAAATATTTAGAACTAACGTTAGGAATGAAGCTAACTGTATCCCAACAGAATTGATAAAAAGAAGATTCTACAAATCGCTGAATGGTATAAATTTCTGAAGGATAGCCACTATTATCATTATAAACCAATGTCACATTATATACATCTCCGGGAGTATGACCAACAATCGTAAATTGATTTCCGCTAAGTGTGTAACCTACATTGTATAATAATGTATCAGTTGCATTTCTTTTTACAATAAGTGAATCATCGATGCTTGTTGAGGGTAATGTATATCCGTTCCATACAAATGTTTCTGTAGTATATATACGAGTATCAACTTGATTATAGATAGTATTATAGTAAGTACGTCCAGATGGAGCTAAATTATTAGAACCAATGATAGAACTGTTATATCTTTTTATTCTAATAATGCTTTTGCGATCATCTGGCATATAAGCTTTATGATTAGTGACATCGGCAAATGCCACATCCCTCATATATTGGATATTGGGAAAATGAAGTAACCTATATCCCTGTAGTGCCCAAGATAATAACTGATCATCATCCGCTTCATTAAAGCGAACTACTCTGGATAAATAGTTAAAAATGTTTTGTAGTTGAATCACGGTTCAGATATTTGTTGAATATGATTAGGATTCTCTTTGAAATACTTATTTATAAAGCCGTAAGCTCCCTGTTTATGCAGCATTAATCCCCATAAACCAAGATACTTTGCGTTATATCCGGTTCTTCTCCAAATAACCGCCCATTTATATCCATCTATATGCTTATTCATATACCGCTTACCTTCCTCTTTATGTTCTTTATAATATGTACCAGCTTCTTCTTTGGTCATATTATACTTGGCCATTATAGTTGTCAAGGTAGTATGTATATCAATTCGTTTCTTTTTAGGTTTCCATTTAATCAACTGAAGTTCCCCAATTAAAGAAGAGAATCTGTATACCTGACCTGAAATTAAATGAAGCACTAAATATTTGAGGTACGTTACTATAATCTTTCTCCACTGTTGGTAAGTTAGCGCATAAGCATGATCCGATACTTCATCATTAGTTAGATACGGTAAGCAGGTGACACATTTCCTTTTCTTATATGGATACATAAGATAGAAATGTTTCAGTGTCATCTTCTCATTTGGATCTGAAATAAATTTACCGTATTTCCGGGTTTGTGTCTGCACTACTGTCATCTTTTAATGATAAAGGTACTTTCAGTAATTCAACTGCTAATTTAAGTATTCCATCAGCATCTGCTTGGCTGATTCCGGTTTCCAAATCATATATGTTAACGCAAGGATTAGCTTCGCTACAATACTGAATACTATTCCAATCTACTATATTTTCCCAAACACCTTCCACTTGGATAACTTCCATATCTGTAGTATTATACAGATAAAGGTGCTGATTGTGAATATTCCATCGAATAGCATTTTTCTTTATAGGATCATATTTATTCGACTTTAATTCATAATCTTCACTGTATCCAACTAAACTTCCACCTAATGTTTTAACTTGTACAGCATCTCTATATCTACCTGTAAGCGGTCTTGGTATAGAATAGATACTTTTTAATACTTCACATCCAACATCTACACATTCGCAATCATGCGCTTTATCTAATTCTAATTTAATACAGAAACGATGAGTTGCCCAAGCAGAAATAAATTGCTTTGCTTTAATATCGTTTGATGCAATTCTGGCTCTGGCTTTTACAATAAGTGACCAAAGAAATGATTCTGGCATATCCGAATCATTGGATACTTCTTCTATCAATATTTTCAGATCTGATATTAAATCACCTACGGTCATAGTATTAATTTTATTAAATCTGGACAATCTGGAATATCAATCCTCGATATAGTATTTGGGCGCACATTTAAGATATACATTCTTGCTATACGAATGGATGTGTATTTCTCAATGCAATGCTTATAGAAATTCAACTGTAACGTATACTTATTAAAATTACAATCGCTCAGGAATTCTAGTGGTGGTAAAAATGTAGTAAATCGATTACTGTATTTAATTTCTTCATCTGTTTTGTAATCAATTAATTCTATATCATTCGATTCTTTATTGAAAAATAAACCATCTAATTGTCCTGCGATCTTAGCATCATAATCCGCTACAATGTATTCCATTCTTATAGGAATGAGATGTTTATTTTCTTTAACAAATGAATCAATTAATTTATTACCTGATAATTTACGAAACCATGCTTTTTCAAAATCAGCATGTACCTGTTTACCATTAGCTAATGCAGTGTCCGATTTTGCTTTCCATTTCGAGAGTATATCAAAAATATCAATATGAATATCTTCATAATGAAGAATCTTTCCATCATATGCAATATGATCTTGCGGGACACCTCTTGAGCTATGTGATTTAACATGTGCACCATTTGCTTGAAGCTGCTTATATTTAGCCCAATATATTTCATTAAACGGTTCCTGAAACTTCTTTATATGTGTAGTTGCAGAAGTAAATTGCTTATTTCCCCAGTGATACGAGTGATCTTCTTCTCTAAAGTAGACATCGTTAAACCGTTCAAGTTCTTGTAATATATTCATTATAATACATATATACCTGTCAATGCGCTAAATGTTCCGCAAGATTTTGTAAATTTACATTTGAATCTATATCCATAACCTGCTACAGGTATTTCGTGGGAATAAGCTGCAACTCCTGATACAAAGGATGTAGCTGGATAAGTCCCAATATAATCGGCAGGATCGTCTACAGGATTAACGCTTGTATCCCTGTATACATCTACTGTCAAATCTGCCAATGTAACATCTGTACCAACAACTAACCAAGTAAGATCTACATAATTGGGGAATGTAGATACCCCAAATCTAAATACACCGGAAACATGAGTTATACTGTACTGTCTATGGTAAACCGTTACATTAGCAACAGCAGATCCTTTAGTGTACGTAAATAGATATGTTCCATAGGCTTTACCGCTAAAGCTAACTGTTGCTGGAGAAGTCAAAGTTACTGTAGCAGGATTACCGGCATCTTGTGCCCAAGTACCTGTTCCATCATATCCACCAATAAGTGCTGTAAGATTTATATTTCCTCCAGTACAAACTAAACCGGTAGATAGAACTTCTCCTGCATTTTCTACTGTAAGAGAAATGGTAACATTGGTTCCAAATACATTATTCAATCCATATGCTTTTACTACAATACTATCTGCACCACTTTCTCCACTATTAGCCGTATAATATAATGTACTTCCGCTAGTAGTTACCGTACCTTTAGTTGGAGCAGTAATTATTTCCAAGCGTCTTACAATTTCAGAAGTTCTTAATCCTAAATTATCACTAACTGTATTTCCATTAGCTACTGATAAACTGAAATTGCTTATTGATGGTGGAGTTAATGTATATGGATCTAAATAAATATTATAATTTTCACTACTTACACCACCTGTTGAATTTGCTTTCCAACGAATACCTTCAATAGTTGGAGTAGCTGTATTGTATGTAAATTTAACTTCTTTATTTGGTGTTAATTCAGCATCACCATTGATACCGTTCAAAACAGATCCTGTTAATGATTGATCTGAATTAGGAACAAATTCAAATGTGTTATAATCAATATTACTGCGAATGTCAACTATAGGGACAATAACCTCATCTCCAATTCCAGGAGTAGTTTGATAATTTTGAACATCTATAGTTTTAGATCTTGGAATCGTTTCCTCATCTTGCTCTGTAATAACCAATGCAGAAATAACACTTGTATTTGTATATACCCCCCTCGTATCTTTCATTCGTACAGTAATACGAACAATTGACTGTGTAAGATTAGGTCTAAATTCAAAATTAAATCCTTTAATACCAAAACGTTCAAATTGTATACCTAGACTATCATGCGATACAATCTCTAATGTATCATAGTCCAATGTGCCACAGCCTATATTTTCAATTGCAGGAATAACTATCGAATACGCATCCGATCCATTGTAAATGGCAGTATCCGAATATTCAGAAGGAATAATCGGTAAACAATTGGAAATAGTTACGCTATCTGATACATAGCATCCATTAGCATCATATACTTGGGCAAGTACAACGTGATTAGATTTAAGATAAGGAGTGTTCTCCAATATCAACTGATTACCATTAGGGAATCCGTTATATTGAGTAGTATCCCATACCCAACTTATTGTATATGGTGAAGTTCCACCACTTACGTTTACTGTGTACGGTGAAGATGTACCTACAATATCAGCCGTTAACGTAGTACATGGATCGACAATGCTCAAAGCTTGTGTTTTAGTACAACCATTATTATCTATTCCATAAGCTGTAATTGTAGCATCTCCAAAACAATCTGAATTGCTAAAATTAAATGTTACAGGAATAATCGTTGCACTTCCATAATATGTACCAGAAGAGGGGCTTATGGTTACACAAGGATCATCTGATGTAATGGTATACTGAATATACGAAGCATTTGGAAAACTAAACTGTATATTTTTAATTACGGTTATCATAACATAGTTATTTGAGCATCACAAGATACACTTACATTAAGAAAAGAAATAGATCCGGAACAATTGGAAACAGTTGAAGAACTGCTACAATCAGCTAAAACCAGATAATCAAACGGGGTTCCACTTAAATCGACAGTATCACATGAATAAATGGACATGAATACACCTGTCAATTCTTCATCAGTTGGAATATCACAAATTATTCCATAAGCCTGTTTATAATAAACAGATTTCAGATAGTTATCAATGACATCCGCAATTATCATCTAATGATCTATTTAATCGTGAGTAAACTGATTTCATTGCGTTACAATCTACACATTGGCTTGCGGATTTCAATATAAAATAATCCATTTGTATTTGCAAATTATAACTATCTTTTACACTATTTAATACTTCACAACCTACTTCTTGATCTACAAAGAAGCAGGATTTCTCTTTAGTAACCGTTGTAGATGTAGTCTTAGTAAGAAGAAAACTGTATATGCCATCTGCATAAGAACCGATTACATCATACTTATCTGTATCATATACATCTCCAGATTCAATTACATATTCGGTTCCTTCAATATTTAATACCATTGAAGTTACACCTGAAAAGCTACTTAATAGAGTAGATTCAATAGTGAATGTTGTGAAATCACCGTTTATCGTTACTGTCATTTTCAGTTGGTTTATCGGTTACGGTTAAATACCTACTTGTTCTTACGCCAATAGCACTAAGAACTAATACAATTATTTGAGAAATAACGTTCAATATGGATTCTGTTTTATCAGATAAAAGATCTCTTACGATTATTTCACCGATAAAAGAATCTGCCATTAATAGTACAACAACTATTATGGCATATGCTACAGGATTTTTAATCTTTAATGAATCGAATATTGCTGCTAATGTCTGCATAAACTAAGATTTAAATAAGTGTTCTATATAATAATCAGGTACAGCAATTCCAGCAGTACCAATCGTTACACCGTCAACTTCTCTAGGATATTTGATAACAAGTACATAAAATGTCCTCTTATTGAGAATGACTTTTTCTCTAGCGTATACAATACGATCTAAAGCTTTAACGTCATTATTCATATAATCGTTCGCAATTTCTTCAGGCCAAATATCTGTATCCTTTTTACCTATATAATCTAATGCAGTATGACCTTGAGGAATTAAGAACATATCTTCATATGCCTTATTAACAGTAATTATCGTACCGTCTTTATCCTTTATCCATTTAGGGACAGGCATATTCAAATGAGCAGATTCCAATTGTATCAATTTCACTTTTAAACCGAATACAATTTCTTCCAATGAATTAAGTTTATTTTTTAATTCATTTTCTGTTACACGAAGTCTGGTATTCTCTTCCCTAAATGCATTCAATATTGATTCAAAATCATCTCTTTTCTCTTTAGAACGGTGTACGATAAAATTGAATATAGCAGTTACTACACCACCCCCTATAAAGGTTATGATTAGATTGACTAGTTGTAAATTCTCCACCTATTAAATGTTAATATGAATAATTTAAAGATTGTCTCTATCTACCCATAATTCCATTTTATGGGGTGTTTTTCGGTTACCACCGAACGATGGGCCTATGAAGCGATACATATTATCCGGCATTTCCCAAGACTTAGTTAATGTAACTTCTTCTTTATTTGCAATATACGCTACAAAGGTAATAGTTTTTCCAACACGTTTCATTAAAACAATCAAAGAATCTTTAACATCTACAATCATGGGATATAAATCCCATATCATTCCGCCTTTACTGTCATTAATATACCAAACAACTTCCCATGTATTAGGTTTATCTAAATTGGGTCTTGCTGCACACATTATAGCATTTACATTATTAGGACTTATTGCTCCTGTAACTCCACATAACTTAAAATTCCAATCACGAGCATCCTCACCTAATACTGATTTATCAAACCAACAGCTTTCTGTAAAATTAATTTCCCAACGGTAATTGAAATTTCCTAATCTTGGTTTCAATTTTCTACCCAACTCCATAGGAGAAGAATAATGGGAATTCTTATTGAATACATATTTCATTTATATTTAGGATTTATATCTTTAATATTTGATTTCATTGTATCCAAAGTTTGCAAGTGATACCAAGGATTTCTCCATGCTTGTCCACAATAACTCATAATGCTGCCAGGTTCATTTATGTAAGCACATAAGGCTCCACCACAAGCATCTATAGCAGTTTTGTTTCCATTCCACACGCAATCATGTGTGTGACGGCTACCCATTAAATGACCTATTTCATGTACAATAACAAACACATCTAATTCCCTATTTCCAGTTACACCTACAACAGCAACATCAGAATTAGGAATATAATTCTTACTTCTACCAAGTACATAAGCTATGCCCCCTATGTTTTGCTTGGTTAGATATACTGTAAATGTGCCTTTATGAGTTATTCCATTACGAATCTTGGACATAAAAATCAATGCCTGTTTACTGTCTTTAAATACAGGTAATGTATCTAACTTAAAGATAGTAGCATCAGGTACGTAGGTTTTCCATCCCAATCGTTTTAACTCATCAACAGAAGCTTTAACAAGAACTACTGATTCTTTAAAATTTAAGCTTTTATCCACATAAAAACTTAATGTAAAATCAGCAGTAGCCTTTTCAATTACCTGTTCAAAGTCATACGTAGTTATTCGGATATTAGATTTCTCTAGTATCTCAACAGGCTCTTCTGTTGCACAAGTAATATTGATTTCAGGTATCTGCTTCTCACATGATACCATAATGAGTGTTAGTATGAAAATACTAATAAAGCCTTTCATCTGGGAATATATTTACGAGTAATATATAAACGAGCGTTAATGTTAGTTCAATAGAAAGAGCAGCTACTAAAATATACCACCAATTTAGTATAATACAAACTACAGCAAATAATCCAAAGACTCCCCAAATAACCCACATAATAATCTTAATCGTTTTCATTTCTTTTTATTTCTAATAAGTTAAATTTCTGATTATACAGCTTTATCGTATCTCCTCCTCTATATAGATACCCGGGAGTTAGATGAAATCCGGGGTCCGTACTTTGGTAAGGTAACCGCCAAGACCCTTCCGGTATTTCAACAGGTCTTTCAACATACACAAAATAAATTCGTGTGCATGACATCGAGAACAGTGCTGCGAGAATAATCAACTTATTCATACCCTTTATTTGGTAAGTCAATAAAAAACATTTTCAAAGCACCGAGGAACACAAGTAACCATACAAATAAAAAACCAATGACCTGAAGCCATTCAATCTTCCATTGCCACCCTATCAGTAGAGCAGCAATGGAAAGAATTGATGCAATTAAATACGCCATTAATTTGCGACTATCCACCCAATGGTGGGGCCCACGTAAACAAATTTAGCAAATCCCTTATTCGTACTTATCACATGGTCCTGCGAACTACCATGTAAATTTTGAGCAGCAACAGTAAACGCTATGGTGATGTTATTTGCACCAGCCTGTCCTCTTGTATCACTTACCGCAAACCAATCCCCCGCAACCGGGGAAGCAGGTGCCTTTACAGCAAGTGCCCCGCCAGTGGTATTCATCAGTGTGATCTGGAATAGAACAGCTTGAGTGCTGTCAGTAGTACTTTCGGTAGATAGGTTCTCACGAACTTTGACCGCCCCATTGCTGTCTACAACCATATTTGCAGTTGTGGTATAGTTGTTGTCCCCCCTAAATTCAATGCCCCCATTCTCAAAAGCAATACTTGCCCCTGATTCATAGATTGAACTATCTCTACCTACAATCTGGGGACGGAAACTTCCATCTTTGGTAAAGTTGGGTTGAACTAGTACAAGGGTATTTGTGAGATTTCCAAATCCAGCATCTCCGTTCACATCCAATGGGAAACTGGGAGTAGAATTTATGCCTACATATCCAGCAGCGTCTACAAGTACGTCTTGAGTAGCACCATCTACTCTTAGCTGTCCTTTAATGTATGTTGAATCAATAGTTGGATTATGAACCATACTAGACGAATCAGAAAAGATAAAGTTATACCAAGCGCTCTTGTAAAACTCCGGAGCGCCAGTAGTGGAGTTGATGGCGAAATCTCCATTCTTAGGTTCCACTGGCCGCTTAGCGGTAGTTCGATACGGAAGCGGAATGGTTCTCCAATCTGCATGTTGCGTAATTTCGGTCGACGCTAAATCCCAAATGTTTATCAATGAAACATCTTTTTCATCTGTAACTGCTTCACTTCGAATTAAAGTTGGTAGACTTGACCCAGACAGATAAAACCCATCTCCAAATATTTTAGCATCGCTACGACTATCTACGAGATAAAACGTAGTGGCTCCGTTCTTATTCACGTAGATGTCTTTCATGCTAACTATTGCACTAGAACCAACAGCTTGAATTATCGATATATCAGAATCATAGGTCTTATTTAAAATCCCTAACGATATATTTTTTATGGTCATAAATGTCGTGTCTGTTGTGGTTTGATTTATCGACCACATCGACGGCAGTGAAGTGGAAACAGGCATAAAATCACGCATTCTTATATTTTCATAATTGGCTATTTTGAAGCCATTTCCGATAAATCTCGGAAATATGTTTTCAAAATAAACATTCTTTACCGAAAGTTCTTTTGTATTATTTCCAACACCTGATTCGATAACAGTTAATTCATGCGGACTTGCTGCTTTTCCTTTGTAAAATATCTTATCAATCGTAACAACACCATTTGTGTCTGTAAACTGAAAGACGCCGGGAGTTCCAATAGCCTGATTTTCGAAGTTTTTAAGCGTTATATTACTTGCGGAAAACACTGCGAACTCTTGAACAGATATGGCCCCAGTACTATCCAATACCCAGTTATCCAGATTAACCTGTCCACTGTAATTAGTTGAATTAGTTATTTTCATTGCTAGGCCGCTAGCACCCCTAAGATTCACGTTTCTAAATTCTCCTTTCACCAAATCAACTATGTAGAAATAGTGAAATTTTGAATTTGATACGCCAAAATTAGCCCTGTCAGAAGAAAATCCATTAACATTGCAATTTTCACATACGTTATAAGCCACTGGGTTTAATACTGAATCAGCAGTTATGTTTACTAATTCGAGGTTAAATCCGTTATTAATGCTTATCCCTGTTGCTCCGGTAGACATGTGAATGTTTTCGAACCTTATATTCTTTTTTAGATCAGAATCTTTACCCTGAAAGAAAGCTACATTACCGGACAATATTCCGTAAGTATTGTCTACATCGTCATGGTTAAAATTCAATTCAGAGTACACTTTCAAGTTTTTTACCGTGAGGTTAGAATCCACCGTATTGATTGAAAATCCAACTTTTGCAGCACTCTTACCCTTAAACAATATCTTAGCACCATTTCCATCAACGATCATGTCGCTGTACAGGTTTATTGCTGCATCAGAACTATCAACAATGTACGTGCCTGTGTTATCACCGAAATAAACAGACGAACCTACTGATTTGGCGTATGCGGATGTTTTGGCAATTGCGGTTCTATCGCTAGTTGCATCCGAATTATCTGCACCAAACCATCTTGGATCATAACGTTGGCTATTCATAACTGCATACTTCCCACCACTCACTGGGATAACAGCTACTGTATCTGTTGTGTATCCAGTAACAGCACTGCTTCCGACCAAATATTCCGCACCAGTACCAGTAATCTTAATGCGATCATTTACCTCAAATGGTCTTGAAGTAGCTACTGACGTAAAATCAGATAGTGTAGGATATTCCAATACAATACTATCTCTTGCTTGAGACCAGCTCGCATTGCTGACTACTCCACTAGTACTTATTACTCTTAATGAATCTGCATTGGCTTCGCCAACATTGACGTGGCGGAGTTGCCCTTTAATGTAGGTGCTATCCGCTCCCGGATCATGGACGAAAGAACTATCAGCGCCGACAATAGTTTTACCACTAAATAGCGTACTGCCGTTGAAATAAAAAGTTTTAGTTAGGTTCGGACTTGTATTAGCTCCAAACCCAAAACGATCTAAAGAATCGATTTGCATAAATGAAACAAACCCTCTTGCTGACCCACTCCAATAGGGCTTGTAAAACAATACATTCGACATTACTCCGCTAGACGCATCGGTTACTCCCCCAATAGCATCTACTTGCAGCCTGAAACCAATTTGGTCCGTATTCGTTGTTCCTACATATCCGGTGAAATCCAAAGTGCCCAAGTTATCGCCAGATTGCACCGCTGCTTTATTTCCATAGTATCCGCCGCGATACTTAGACATTCTCAATCTTGAACCTGTCGTTGCGTTCCTTATAGTACTTAATATCAATCCCCTTGATCCAGACACAGCTTGATTATTTATAGTGTCTGATACTATTTCAAATTGATTGGCTCCCGCTTGGTTGGTTCCTGACATAATTCCGCCGAAAGAGTTCATGTGAAACCACATTCTGCTGTTTGTGGCAAATCCCAATCTGTTAGACTCAGGTAAAAACACGCCGCTAGAAGGTACTGCGCTTCCGGTTGGAGTAAAACTAGTTGATGAAAGCGTAGTGCCATTCCATGTTAAGGATGCAGAAGTAGATGCTCGACCATTTCCATCGGTGTAAAACAAACCGTTTACATTCGCCCCATACCCACTTGAAGTTGCGGAACGTAACAAAGAATCGGCGTAAACTCTACCGTTGAATATATTATATTTTTCACCGGTTACTTGATGTATTATCGGTAACGCGGTTATCTTGGTTGAAGCATTGACATCTCGCAATATGCCCTTGTATGGTTCAGCAGCAAAAACCTCACCATCATCAACTCGATAGTTATACAGATGTAACGAGTTTGTGTTACTAGTGGTTTTAATCGTGTTGTCTTTCCCGGATTGGGAAACGTTTGCTATATGAATATTATGAACACGATCTGCATTAATTAAGTATCCCTTCCTGTTACTTGAAAAGAATCGCATCGTAGAGTTTGTCAACGAAAAGTCATCTACTCCCGGCGTAGCGCCACTAAAACCAATTTCAAACATATTTTCAAGGCTGTCCTCAGCAACGGCTTCTGTATATATGTTATCAAAATAATAATTATCAGTTTTAGCGTACAAAACCTTATCTACATGCTCAAAAACACAATCTGACACGTGCATATCATAAATTGTGTTTGAATCAGCAACTATTGCCGCGTGAGCGTATGATATATGAGTATTGTCTAAATAAAACGTTGTGCTTCTGTTCCCACCAAGTGGAAAATAAACACCGGCGCTATCCACTTCTCCAATACGAATATCTGATAAGTAGGTTAACACAGTCCCCGTTGCAACTACCCCGAATTTAGCGTATCCATTTCCATCGATAAAGACATTATCCATTTGAAATGCGTCCGGTTCGTTCAAATTAATTGCAGAATAGGCAGGACTTATAAAAACCATTGAAATGTTTTTCAAACCTCCTTCCGCAAATTGGGTAAATCCACCAATGGAATTGTCTAACGATATAGCTGTCTTAGTGCTATCGTTTAAATTTACTGTTATTACAGGTTTGTAGATTCTACCAACAATCGATCCAATTCCTTCAAAATTAACCCCATGTTTTGGGGAAATGGTGTTTGTAATAACTACGTCCTTGTCAATATATACCGTTCCGTAGTTTTTTATAAGGTTAGTGTCGGACCTTGCGTTGGTAATGTTATTTCGGTACTGCATCACAGAAAAGAAGGCAAAGTCTGCGGCATGCTGTAACATCGTATCAGCACCCCACGTATCCGGGAAAAACGAAGCCCTTATATTTTCATTGGCGAAAACAGCATATTTGCCGTTCGCTAGCTTGGTGAGAAAATAATTGTCTGGCTTGATATACCAACGCGCAGAACCCACTTCGATGAAGTTCGTTTGAGTTCCACGTATAGAGGTCAGCGAATCAACAACTAAGTATTCTAGTCCGGTGTCCCCTATCTTAATCCTCTTATTAAGAGGATAATCTGTTGCAGCAGCAACAGCGGTGAAAGCAGAAAGCGTGGGGTAAAAATACGTACTATCTGAAATCTCCTCCCTGATTTGCGGCAGCGTAAAACCTGCCGTACTGAGACTCCAAACCCCGGTTGATCCCATAATAAAGATCGAATCATGGGGACTAGTGCCAATCAATAAAATAGACCCTTGATCTGCATTTGTATAGGTAGCAGTATCTCCAACACTACCAGTGAACACTTCAACGCCAGTTCCCCACTTGGTAAACACCCATCTATTCCCAAGATCAGTTTCTTGGGCAGACAGAATGATTACCTCCCCATTGCGAAGGGTGTAATTGCTAATGATGTTTTCTCCTTGAGGGAATAGACCATCCACCTGTATATTCCAAGTAGCATCTTCATCAAGAGCAGTTATAGTGACTGTCTTTCCTAAATCTTCATCACCTGGATTATTGAAATTAGCAATTAGATTGCTAGATGCGGGAGTAGTAAGATTTAAGAACAAACTGACTCCTCCACACCTGTCTACATATACATCCGTAGAATCGTTGCTCAAGTCAGTACCTCCATCATTGGAGTAGAAAATGGCACAAGGTTTTAATGCAGATATACTGTCAGAGATAATGCCATTTACTGTTGATAAACTTACTCCACCGCCAGCACCTATAAGAGATGCGATATAAGATTGAAAAGCGGAATAATCAGCAGGTGTCATAAATGAGGAATTGCTATCTCCCGTTTGAGGAGAAGCAGGAATACCATCTACAGATAATTCCATAATACCTGCACTACCACCAGATATAAATCCTGTAGCATTAGGATCAGTTACACGAAAAGTAATAGCTGTACCGGCTACCGAATAAATACTATCGATAACATAATAAGCATTACCTTTCCACATCCACATGCCAGTAGTAATATCAGATGCATAAAACAAACCTTTAGTATCATTGAAGTTTCCTGATACTAAAAATTTACTTGAGGGCAAAGAAGACGGGAAACCTGTTATTTGCAGGTTCCCCGACAACAAATTTACCTGCCCTTTAACGCTTACAGTAACTATAAGCAATAGAATAATATATATTAATCTTTTCATTTTCGGGCTAATTTATTTTATCCGTTGTTACGGAAGAATCAAAGTCAAAATAGATGCAGCAGCACCTACTTGTTGCGCGTAATTCGTAATCTTAACACGATAACGAATTCTCGTACCGTTATCATCAATACCAGCAATACCTATTTGAATAGGAGTTCCGCTATGTACATAATTAGTAGCAGGAGTAGTATCATCAATCGTAACAGGTTTTGTAGTTACCGTACCCAATAATGGACGTAATGTATCTGCATCACCATTCACTGCTTTAGCAGTTCCAAGATAATCCAAGTTCAAAAAGTAAGTAGTGCCAGGAGCCTGTGCTGTAGCAAAATGTACAGTTACACTACGAAGACGCTTGCCTTCAGGAATAGTTACTGTACCTTCCGTATTTGTACTCAAACCACCAGTACGAGCAAAAGTTGCACCAGCAGCAGTACAAGTCACAAAGCAACCTTCATCTGTAACAGCAGTTACAGGAGTTGCTTGATATTCCAAATCAGTAGAAGCGGCAATAGTAGCAGGTGCCCAAGCAGTTCCATTCCAAGCAATTGCTTGTCCTGTAGTAGCACTTGCTTGAGCCAATTTAGCCATCGTTACATTTGCATCTGCAATCTTTACTGTAGTAATCGCATTATTATCGATAGTCCATACAGAAGCAGCAGGAGAGCCACTTAATACAACATCTCCTTTATCTCCATTTGTTAACCCACTACCTGATACAGCAATTTCACCATCAGTAATAGCTTGTTGAATCAAAGGAGCTAAATCAGTATAATGTTCGATATTGTTCGCACCACCATCGCCAAATCCAATAATGCTATTGGGTGTTGTACTTGGATATATCGCCTGTTTTTTAATCTTGATAGGCATAATTCTTTATTTTTATTGGTGAAACGATTATAGGCAAGGCTATAGTACAACTATAGCCCCACCCATATCATATTCTATTAAATAAACAAGTTAGAAGCAGAAGCGGCACCAAGATATTTCACATTGGCATTCGATGCAATCCATACACCGACAATCGCTTCAAGATCCGTTAACGTACTAGCTGCGTTGGTAGAAGTAGTAATACCGGTAGCTCCAGTAGCAGAACTGGAAGTATCCGTAGCAGGAAGAAGAATCCAGATACGAGTTTGATGATGGATACTGTCATCATTGATACGCTCTTCATTTTGAAGATCGATAATCGATGCAGTATACAAGCTGCTTTCCGTAATGTAAGAAGTCTGACGAAGAACTTCATCCTGGAAGCCAGTCAATTGCTGAGAACCAGTTTGAGCATAAGCCCTTTCATCATACCAAATACGATATTCACGTCCAGTACCTTGCCATTCACGAGCATCGCAAACTTTAGTTTCCGTATAAGCAGTGAAACCAGTATACGTAGCTTCAACCGTTACTTTCTTCTGATTAATATCATCAAAAGCAAGGCTTTCTTCATGATCCAAACCAATAAGTAAGAGTGCATCAACTGCACCTGCACCTACCGTACTAGGATTAACGCTAACTACTTTAGTAGTAGTTACAATAGCAGTATCGGTAATAGCACGATAGATCGTATGAAGCAAATCTTTCGTAATGGTAACACTCATCGTATTCGTACCATCCGTACCAACAGCAACGCTATCACCTACAGCCATCGTACCAAGAGCAGTACCACTACCACCGCCATCGAGATCAAGAGCAAGAGCAAGTACATGCTTCTTGGAAGCCAATCTCGAATACAGTGGAGGCATGCTATTCAATTTGGAATACTTGTTGATGTTATACACCAAGTTACCAAGTACACCACTTACCGTAGGACTAGTAGGAGCTACATAATCTACCGTAAACTGATCCAAGTTACCACCATACGTACGATCCTTACGAACCGAACGGAATTTCATATTCACTGCATAACGAGTACCAGCTACAGGAGTATTAGGAGCAGAAAGCATTACAGTACTATGCGTACCAACTACAGGTAATTTAGTCGTAAACGACATGATCGTATTAGCCTCAATATGAGGAGTTTGAATGAGTGCCTGCTCTTCAAGATGCCATCCGGTTAATGCACTAAAGTCACTAGATTTAGCAGTACCTTGTACAAGATAAATCTTAGGATTTGTAGTGATGGTTTCACCACCAGTAAGATAGGCATTAGTTGCTGCATCTACAGCACCAAGCTGCCCTGCACTTAAATTCACACTGGAACCAGTAGCCAGAAGATTACCACTCTTGCGCATTGCTTGGTTGCCAGTTGCTACCAGGAAGTATTCCTGATGCGGTTTGTTTGTTCTTTTCATGTTAAACTAACAATTTTTTCTGTTTGTAAATTTTTACCATTTATGTCTCCATAACGTCTATCCAGTTCACCTTTAGCAATTGCTATCAGTATATCTGCATAATCATCTGGAAGATCACAATCCACCTTCGCTTTATTAGGAGCTAAAGGATTATTTCTATTTTCTATAGCAGGATATGTTCCTATACACACCGTTGCAGGTTTTCTAATATAAGTAATATCCGCTGTTAAAGGTTCAAATTCTCCGCTGGTATAAATGTAAATTTTATCTCCTCTAAGTGTTACTACAGCTCTTCGAAAATTTAAACTAGAACGTCTATGTGTATTCAGTAATACATCATCCAAATCGTGATGCTGTTCCACATTTATATACACAATAGAGGAACATTCCTTTACATTCAAACTTCCTCTGCGAAAAGATCTGAAAGGATACCTGGTTTTAGTTAAATCGATAGCATATATGTTTTCTCCCACTTTTGAGCAATTTAACGGTTCTTGCTCCGGGAAGGACACTACTAACGTTTTCAACATTTCAATGCGTTGCTCGGTAACTTCAAAACCAATATCGTATCCTCTCAGATTTTTCCCATTGGAAAACATTTCAACGTATTCAAATATAGCTGCATTTAACACCTCATCTTTATCGATGTCGGTTAAATATTTAACATGGTTATTGGATAACTTATTCCAAACCTGTTCCAATTTATGATGCAGCAGTTCTATTTGCATTTGATTCCTTTACTTTTCAGTTCGTTATTTAAACGATAGTATACATTATCTTCTGCATTGCTATCCGGATCATAAGCTTCCATCTCGTTAAACAGCATATTCTCAATCTTGGAAACGGAAGTACCTAAGCGATACAAATTTTCAATTCCCTTTTGCGATTTCCAAATATATTGTCCACTTTGAATCATCATAATTCCGCTGTTCACTGCCTGCTTTAACATGTACTTAATGTACAATCTATCCTTATCTCTAGCAAGCAAATCAAACATTTCTACAAAATTATTAATACGTTCAACTTGTGATCCTTGCTTATTGCTCTTCTGTTCCCAAATATAGTTCTTTAAATTCATTTCTACAAGTGAATCGGAAACATCTCCAGCAATAATATCCAGTGTAACACCCATTTGGTATCTGGTAAACATATCGTACTTAGCAAACAAGTCTCCTAATTTCTGAAGACCTTCCATTACTGTATCGATCTTTCTATTTGTGTCCTTTACACCTTCTTCTTCTTCTGCAATGTAGAATTCATGCAACGATTCATTTACATCGTTCTTGTTCGAAGCAATCTTTGGATGGTTCTTACAAACTTGTATAGCTAATCGTCCTCTGGTAGTGGAACTATCAAATACATTCGTACCTTCATTCAAATAGATTCGGAAACCTTCCAGATAAGTCCTTCTGGCATCCTTCAGCATATTTGTATCTGTAAGTACTTCTGACATCGATGGAGTATTGATTTGAGAAGTATAGGTTCCCTCACTTACATCATCGAGGATTTCATATAGCATCTGCCTTGAAATCATCTTAACTGCTTTGACGGAATCATACTTCCCAAACCAATTACTACCTATTTTCAAATCGCTATTCAGTTCAGTAAGTTCCAAATCATAAAAGGGATTATCCACCATTTCATCTAATCCGGTAGCAAGTGTCTTACCTCTTTTGATAAAACTAAAAGGAATACTAATTCCTCTTGATCTTGTTCTACCACTCGATATAGCTGTTCCATCATCTAATCGATATGCATATTGATCCCTTCCTTGTACAGATTTTCTAGGAACATTTGTTACAAAAATACGTTCTCCTCTAATCATAAGGCTTTAAAATTAATTGATTTTATTATATTTTCTCAGGTTTAAATAATTTGCATCAAAATACATCCAATCAGAAATTTTATTTACTGAACTGTTAGCATATCTCAACTCTTTAATATTATTGGCACGTTCGGGGTGTCTTGTATAAAGAGATGGTTTTGTAAGATTCAATTCATTTATCAATATCTCTTGAACACGCAACAACAATTTTTCATTACCTGTTATAGATATTGTAAATTTATTTCCACTTTTCCACACTGAGCCATCTCCATCAAACAATCCTCGTATAAAGTGCCTATAATAAGCAGGTTCTATATCCGGAAATTCAGCAATATGCGTTTTAGCTTGTTTACAACCATGTCTCGCTAAATCAGAAGACATTTTTGGACTATTTATTGTAATCGAATAAACGTCCTGATGTTTTTCTGATTCTCGTTCAGTTACTTTAATGACATGATTTGATTCTAAACAGTGGCGAAATTTATACACATTCCCGCAATCACCCTTTGCCTGCGTAAAACTGATAACTTTTCTATCCTCATTATTATACCCATCAGCCATTAAATAACCAAGCCAATACGCTTTATCTTGATTGTCAATATTTTCAAAGAACGAGTAATTACAAGTGTATTTGTTATAGAAAGATTTAGGTTTAGCCTCATTGATATATTCTAAAACGCATGTTTTAGATATGTTCATCAATTTGGCTATTTTTCGAGAACTCAGTCCTCTATCGTAATGTTCCTGAATTTCAATTTTTTGAGAGATATTTAAATTGGGATTCTTTGTTTCATATAATCCTACCGAACGTAATATCTTTTCAACAGTTTTATAAGAGATATTAAATTCTTTTCCCAATTCGGTTAACGTTTGTCCAGTAAAAGAATTAATAATTTGTTGTTTTACTTCTTCAGTTACCGGCGTCTTATCTCCTAAAAATTTAGGATTAAACATAATTCCGTTTTCTCTCAAGATGCCAGAAACAACTCGTTTGTCTTTTCTAACATGTTTACTTATGAAATTAACGGAACATCCTTCAGAATACATTGTCAAAATCAAATCTTCAAAGCTACCAGTTTCGATCATTATTGTAAATTTAAGTTAATAATACTCAAATATACAATTGTTTTCGCAACCAGTCAATCTTTTCTATAATTTTTTACTACACCACTCAAAGTGTCCATTCAATCCTACCAATTCCGGAGACGTCCCATACCGCCAAACTACCAGACATTTCACGGTAGATGCTCATTGTTTTTTCAAATTTATATACATTGGCACCACTCTTAACTACACCGTTTTTCCAATCAATTGCGTTAGCAACAGAGAAATAATAATCAATATTATCTTCCATTACCATCGTAATGTTTTTACCGTTGGAGTTTTCAGCAGCATCTTCCGTTTTACCGAAATCCAAAATATCAATTTGGAACGATTCAAGCGGCAAATAAGAACCAGGAGCTTTGGTCTTAAAGATCGTATCATCATCCTTACGAGGATCATACATGATACTTACCGTAATGCCCATAGGAAGACAAATCTTCGTAAACTGGAAGCCCCACTCTTTCTCATACTTGTGTACACCAGTAGGCGTATCATTATCACGAAGAGCGAAACCAGGTTCCAACGTTTGAGCAACAGGTACTTGAGAAGCAATAAGGGTACTCAAATAAGTAATTGCACCTGTACCACCAACCAACATCGGTTCGCGGTTTAAGAAACCACGACGACGATAGAATACTTGATGTAAGAAGTCATACAATTGAGCAAGCGTGAAGTCACCACCATGCGGCATATATTGACCATCACGAACCAATTGCCTCCAACCTGGAGCAACTTTCTTAACACGCTTGGAATCTTGATCCGTAGAAATAGACAGACGGCCAAATTCACACATCATCTCACGGTCCATTTCAGTACGCTCCAACAAACGACGTTCAGCTTCAGGAATAAACATTCCACGCTCAATCATATCGTTTGTATGCTTGTTCTTCAACGAAGCCTGATAGATATGCCCACGAGAGAATGCATCGCGATATTTCTCTCCATCAAAGTTAGTATACGTATCACGATTAGGAGTACCAGTTTTAGCAGCACTCAATTCCATACGGATAAAACGATCCGTAAAATTAACTTCGTTAGCATACTGACCAACAACTCCACGAAGTTTCTCCATAGAGCTATATTGATCTGTACCATACTTACCGTTTTCTTCGTTAGCTACCGTAGTAGATACACGAACAACCGTCCTACCAGGAGTAAACAGATCACTGGATACCCACATGTTCGGATTGCTATCTACCAAACGTACTTCATAGCGGAAACTATGAGCACCAAGCGGTTCAGGACCACTTACGATCTCCAATAAAGGAGCATTATCGTCTTCCGTTTTAAGAACAACAGGAGCTTTCACCCAGTTGCGATCAATAGCGATGGGGAACGTAGTACCATTCTTACCATTTTGATCAGATGCACCTACCAGTAATTCCGTAAAGCGGAAATCAATATCCGCATCACCAACTACAGACCAGGTATATTCATTACGGCCACCAGGAATTACATAATAGTTTCCTTGAGCCATTGTGAGATAATTCCACTTTTTGTTGGTAAGACCCAAGTTATTCGTTGAGCTAAACAATCTTGCGGTCATTACGCCAAACTCATAAGGATTATCATCACGATAAAGAGCAGAGTGTGCAACGCTATCATAGAAGCTGCCACCAAACCCTTTATATTCAGTTACTTTAAGTTGCGTAGTTCTTTCCATTTTTAATCAAAAATTAGTTCAAAATTAGTTAAATCATCATCCATCTTTCGTTTACCGGCGGGTTGAGATGATTTCATTTTATCCCCCTGCCAATAATTTGCTATTTTCTTTTTTACTTCTCCGGCATCTGAAAATTGCTTTTTAAGCTTATCGTAATCAAATTTTTCTCCATCAAAGTAGGTCATTAAATCAACCAGTTGCATCAGTGCTTTTGGATTTTCTAAGGCTTTTTCAACTTTACCTTTAAAGGTTCCGGTGGTAAATTCATCAAAGACTTGCTTTTGCTTGCTTGCTGACCACTTTGCGCCTTTAATTTCATTAGCAAAATCCTGTACCAATCGCTGCTGTCTTTGTTCTTCATCTGCAATTTCTTGTTTAACAGAATCAACCTTAGATTTAACAAAATCTCCCTTATACTTGGACTCCTTTTTAAAAATAGAAGTTGCCTCTTTTGCGAGTAAATCTCTATCTTTAAGAAAGTCAATCTTGTCTTCAATTTCATCATCACTATAACCTTCTGATTTATAAAGTTCCGTTAAATAAGATACTGCAACGCCTTCTTCTTTCAAAGAATCCATTGTATATTCAGAAGGCTTAACCGCATTAAGCACTTCCATCATCTCATCCATTGTGAAATTTTCTCCTTTCAGAAGGCTAAGTTCGATTAATGGTCTCGCAAATTCGGGAGAACTGTTAATCAGGTTATCATACACCTGATGCTGGTAGGTTTCTAGTTGCTTAGAAAGACCGGTCATTAAAGAATCGAAGGTGCCGTCAAACTCATACTCATCAGTTAATAAACCATTGTCTACATAATACTGATAAGCTGCTATCGCATTGTCATCTGCGTCATCTCCATAGTCTTTCTCTGTAGAATCCGTTTCCTCCACTTCATCATTAAAAGCGGAATCTTTTTCCTCTACAACATCTTCCACTACATCTTCTAAGTCAAGATCAAACTCAGGAAGGAATTCTTCTTTCATAACACAAATCTAATTTAATAAATTAAATAATCAATACTTTGTTTCTCACTCATTTTTTACTTTGCTTTTTAGCTAAAATATCTTTCTCCTTTATATCTAATTCTCTATCTTTTTGATTCAATTCTCTTACCGTTTTCATTGCTTCAATATAATCAGGTACGCCATCTTTATCCTGATTCTTATCTTCAGCAAACTTAAATATATCAATAGCCTTAATTTCTTTATCAAACTCTTTAGTCAATGTAATCTGTTCCAATTTATTTTGATGATCCATTTGTTTTTCATCCATCTTCATTCGCTGAATCTCCATTGTTTGAGCACTTTGAGCTTGTTGCATTTGCTGCATACGTTCCTCTTGACGTTTAGCTGCAAGTGTAATCATCTTATGTACTGTTTCAGGAGATTCTCCTTTAGACAATGCCATGACCAATTCAGAAATAGTCTCTACACCTTCGGCCCTATTTTGAGCAAGTGCATGTACCAAGGATTCCATTGTCTTACGATACGTTTCATTATATACTCCATCCTTAATAAATATACCCAAATCCTCATGTGAAAGTACTTCAGGCGTAATCTTAATCACTCGCTTAGATCCGCTTGGCGTATTATAATTCAAAAACGTTTCTGTCTTATCCGGATGATCTTCAAAAAACCTTCTATAATACTCTCTAAACTGAATGACATATTCATCAATAACCGATTTCAATAAATCATTATGCATCAGAAAATACTCTTCAGCCATTGTATACGAATTAACAATAGCCTGCTGATTATCCGTTACATTAGAAGAAGGACTATAAATACCTTCTGCTTGAGGTGGAACCAGCATCTGCAATCCCATCTCCTTATCGATCAAATCCAGTAACTGCTGCATCAATATAATCTCCTGAATAGAACCTGCTATTTCAGGCTTAACGGGAGCAGACTTTTGATTATTCAATAAGCCACTTGTAGTTAATGTGGGATCGCTATAACTATCTCCTAAAGATCTACGTAAATATCTCCAAATAGCCAACTTATCCACACCTTCATACAACGGTTGTCCATCAGGACCTATCGCTAATTGATCAGGAATTTGACTAACATCAATATTCTTAATAAATCCTTCATACTTAGCCAACTCCCTATTCTGCAAATCTTTCACATAAATATATTGCAACAAAGAAGGTATAGCCCTTTCAACTAAAGACATGGGTTCCGCATTCAAACCGCTAAATATCCTTCCTTTTGCACTCAATTCAAAATCAAACGGATTATCTATATTTAACGGCTGATTAGGACATTCCCTCATATCCACATAAATATCCGATCCATACCTTGTTACTTCATACCTTCTAGGTATCCACATCTTTTCGGCAACTACCGGATTACCATTTTCAGTCCATTCATATTTAATACTATCTCTTCCATACCTATTGGTAAACTTAATACGAATAGCCTGTTTAGGAATATCATAATTTGAAGGCATTACATCGGTGATCTCTACTCCATACTCATTAATACTCGTTACAAATACCACTTCCTTAAATGCCTTAAACTGCAAGTATGTTTTCCAAAGTAATCTGGAAGACATGAACCTTCTATTACTTCCACTACCTGTAGATTGACCAATATACCTGGAATCGTAATCCCTTCTTTGATACCCTTCTTCAACACTCAAATAATTATACTGCGATCTGGAATTAGATGAGGTAACATCCCAAGTTGCATTAGGAGTAAGATAAGCAGAACCTGCATATGTACCTAATCTGTCCATCACTTCATCTTCCACTTTATCCATCAACTCATCATATGCTTGAGCTACCGTAATAGGAGTGCGATACCACCAGAAGTCTCCTTTTTCCACCTTATACTCATCACTCGATTTATTGAATCCAAAGTGCAATGGATTGAATACCATCGGTACAGGTTGTCCATTTTGCTCTATGATACCAACAAATCCCATATCTTGAGCTAAGATATGTTTAAAACTTAACGCCTCTATATATTTATAATCAAACTTATTCTTAAAATACTCGATAACATCTGATGTAAATATTTCCAATTCTGTCTTAAATTCTAACGGATCAATTTCCTTTACATCAGGCAACGATTTCATTTGCTCATAATACCTTTGAGCTTCCTGGGCAGGCATATTCGCAGTAGCGTCATAAAGACTTATTTCTTCATCAACCACCTGCTCTATAAACTCCTTTAATTGCTCATTCTTATAAGCAATACTTCTATCCGAATTCAAAACCACATCAAAATTAGCTCCTCTTTTCAGCTTTTGACCAACCAGATACATATACTTAGGATACAACCTATTATATACTACAATCTCCCGATCTTCTTCAAAAGGAACTACAAACATTTCTCCTTCTGGACGGCACATCTTTTTAATCTGCTGTTCAATAAGAGAAATATCATTATTCAATATAGCATAGATCATACGCTTCTTATTGTATAAATCTATGTTTGTATTATTAAATGGAACAATTGCCTCCATAACCGATTTATACCAGTCAGGAGTTTTGTTCTTCATTTTAAGACCGTATATACCTTCCATATTTTACTTTATTAGATAATGCACTGGAAATTAAACCTATAGCACTGGATTTAGATTTTCTATCTGCATAAAAAGTTTGCTCACCTATGGCTAAACTTAAACCCAATAATGCAGATACTCCATCGAAGTTACCGTTCAAGGTATACTGTTTTATCTGTCTTATCGTAAAAAGACAAGGAATTGTTTCAATAATTGGAGTAGGAATTTCATTAACTTCAACTTGAGATAAAAGCCAATCTCGTAATGCATCTACTAACGTCAATTTAGCCACCTTATCTCCAACTAAATATCCTGTTTGAGAAACGCTCTTCTCATACATAAACTGACCCTGTTCAAATTGAGGTCTCAAACACAACAGATGCATCTTCTTTCGCTTAATAAAATAAGCCCTTACCTTATCTCCCCTATTTGCCTCATACCATAACCCCCTAACCGGATTACCATAAAAGGCACATCCTTTCTCCAATATCTCATTATACGCATCTACTCCATTTGGATGTTTCCCAATATACGTAGCTGCCATTCTATTTCCCGGTAATCCATACGAATTATACTTAGGATTGACTATCCAATAACTAGCACCTAACGATCCACCTTTATCCCATTCATCACTAATATATGGATCGTGCAATATAAACACAGCATCATTGGGAATCATGCCATTCACCTTCAGTTTTTCAGGAGAAATATACATCATAAACTCTCCTTCAATTGACTTACCCGGTTTTAATGGCCATTCATATATCGGTTCATACTGTGTCTTTACCGTATAATTTACTCCATTATCTGAATTTGAATCCCAATAAAGTTCAATAGCTGTGCCAAGCGTTTCATATAAATTATTACTCAATAATTCTTTTTCACGTTTCTCAGCTTCTTTACTCGGTAGCAAACCACCATCATAAGCCAACCACATATCCTCTATATCCAAAGGATAGTTCATTCGCTCATTTAATATAATCCTTGGATCTGGAGAATTAGCTGCAACTTTCCTTCTTTCCAAGTAAAACTCTGTTCCAGCAGCTAAATCCGTATTCCCATCAAGATCCTTAAAATCCTTATTAACCATTGAAGCAGGTAAATACAATCCTGTTCCGTTAAACTCAATACAATTATAATCTACCGGATGCATCATAATGCTTTGTGCAGGCTGTACCGTTTCAATATTACCAGAAGTACCTATACCAACCTGCACACCAAATTGCATACCGTTCGTAGTAACTACCGCCTGGTTAGAAAGCCATGCCTCTACCAATAAAGGTGTTAAACCAGTTTCCTCATAAATAACTAAATTTCTACGACCCCCTGCACCAGCAGCACCACCTTCCTTTTTATTAATCGAATATACCGTATGAAACAATGTAGAACCAGTCCCTTCCCTTACCCATTTACTTTTCTTCTTAACCATGTACTCATTAATCCAGGGATTTTCCTTATTATTCGCTTTATAAGAACCTTCCATAATCTTATAAAACGGACATGGCTCATAATCATCATCCTCTGGATTTCCCCATACACCGAATTTTGAATCTGTAGATAAGCGTTCCATACTCGTCACAATCTTTTCAATCAACTCACTGGATTTATCTACTTTTCCAGAACCAATATCTATTAACGCCTTTGTCTTTTGAAAAGGCTCTCCAATATTATAATACTTCTGACCATCAAATACCAACTCATATTTAGCTCCCATTCCGGCAATACCATAACTCTTACCTGAACCCCGGCTTCCCATCACACTAAAATTCTTTGTTCCATTATGATACAAAGGTCTACCTTTGGGATTATCGTGGAGCGAATACAAATATTCTTGGGGATTAACATACTCCTTAAACGTACCATTAGATCGAACAAAAAAGGCCTTCTGTTTCAATGTCATAGAAGACTTCTTAGCATTCAATATCCTGCTATCTGATGTATACACATCGTCATTTTCAAAACCTGAAAAACCAAATGCCTCAATAAAAGCATAAGCAATTAGCCATTCTACATCCCTAATGGTGGGAGCTATTTCAAACCTTGTCTTATCCTCTTCATTAGTATCAACCAATGTAAAATAATTTCCATAAAACCCCAACCTTCCAGGTACATACCTCCACTCATTGCCTTGAGGATACCATATTCCCTCAACACATTTTTTACGCATACCCTGCCAAAACATGATATATCTTGGATCAAGAGGATGGTATGTTTCCGCTTCAAATTGCTTCAGTATCCCTTTTAAATCCTGTATTCTAAACGGAACTACATAGGGTTTAGAGAGTTCTTGAATTCCTGCCATAACCAATCATATTTTTCATTCCCTATAATCACGGGCAAATACATTTTGGGACAATCTTTTCCAGTAATATCGTAATGTCTGTACAGATTATCCGAATCAAATCCATATCTTTTAAACAACTCCTGCAATAACTCTCTTGTATTGCGCAACGTATCTATCCAATTTCCATCCTTATTAACGCACATCTCCACTCCTATAAAGTAATCATTTGGATTACCTCTTTGAGGAACTAACTGTTTCCGATAAGGAAGATTACTTAATCTAGGCTTATCCCCAACATGCCAAGCAACTTCCATATCCGGAATCAGTTGAACAACCTTCTTATCATCCACAATATAATGTGCAGAAGCACTTCTATTCGCATTATTAAAATACTTATAATGCGCATCTGCATCTGCACCTTTAGACACATTAGCTGTCCAATGCAATACAATTCCCTTTAACTCCTTTAAATTCCTTCTTGGACGATTCCTCACAATCCATTTCTGTTCGATAACCATTTTACCACATTTTACCTCTTTCCGATAATGATATTTTTCTTCCTCCTTTTGCCCTATTCGTTTCCTTCTCCTTTAAGAACTCCTCTTCAATTTGCTTATACCGATCATAAATTGTTCTGGAATCCTTCATTAAATTGTTAATCTGACTAGCCGTACCCTTTACCGTAACCATTTTCTTTCCATCAAATTCAGTACGATCCAGTGTCCATTCAGTTTCATTAATCAGTTTAGTTCTTTTAATCAAATTCTGTTTTTCTTCAGCCAATGTTCTTTCTACAATAGTCATACATTCTATCGGATACCTATCTACACACTCCATAAAATCATCATCTTCCCAATCTACATCCGGAACAAATGTTTCTTTCAACATCTTCCGCTTTTCTTCATCAGGCATCCGATAGAATATATTATCCTCTTCATCCGGATGACATAAAAAGAATACGGTCCACATCTGTCTTGATGAGAACTCCTTATCTTTAGACTCATCCTTATTGTACAACTTATTGAACGGCTTATAAATTTTCATTTGAGGGTTTAATACCCAAAAATTTACAGCCTGATCTAAACTTCCAAAATTAATCTTTACCATTTCTCATTAAATACCATATACTTAATCTTATACAGTTCTGATGTATCATCCGTATAATCCACAATACAATCAATTTGCTTTCCCTTTAACCGATTTCCATTAGCCTTACCTGTATTAATAAAAAAAGTCACTTCATTCCCATTAATCACCCCTTTAGTACAGGTACAAGAGAAATTAAGTGACTTAATCGGTTTACTCAAAACCTCTGTTCTTTGGTACGTGCGTTCGCTTTTTAACGTACCATAATCCTTCGTAATCATTTTAATCCTTTTAATTTATACAATAATGTATTTACCAATGTCAACGCATCGATTAAACATTGCCGTAAATCTTCACGCATTGACGTATCTTTCGTTAGCGCATTTAACGTATTACCAAATGCTTCAAAATAAACAACTGCATCCTTTTCAGGTATTTCAATCGATTTGGGACACCGTATCTTCTGACCATTGCTCATCA